GATTTAACACTATGGCGAAGAAACGTAAGACCAAGCCAAAGAGAGTCCGCGTTGCGAAAACTTCCCCCCCAGCGAAACAGCTGACGCTATTAGGCCAAGCGTTGCGTTCGCTTGGAGGGTTGGGAGGTGGAGCAGTAGGCGGCCTCCTTGGCAATCCTCTGGTTGGAGCTAATGTTGGTTCCTCCCTTGGGGCGGCTATAAGTCGTTGGTTAGGCTCAGGTGATTACAAGGTGTCCCAGAATTCTCTGGTGAGCCGTGCAAGTACTAGCATACCAATGATGCACAAGGCCGATCAGAAGATTATGGTTCGGCACAGGGAGTTCGTGATGGAGGTTCGTTCAGCTATTAATTTTAGCGTACAGAGAACTTTTCCATTGAACCCTGGCATGAGCCAGAGCTTCCCGTGGCTAGCAAAATTAGCCAGTTCGTTTCAGCAATACTCCATCAAAGGTATGGTGTTCCATTATGTTCCTACTAGTGGTTCTGCTATTTCTGGTACCAACAATGCGTTGGGTAGCATAATGTTGCAGACTAGCTATCGGGCTAATGATTCTACACCTCAGTCTAAGGTGGAGTGCTTGAACGAATATTGGGCTTGTGAGTCAGTCCCAAGCGAAACGTTTGCCCATCCCATTGAGTGTAATCCTAAGGAGAATCCGTTTCAAGTCCAGTATATACGCACAGGTGCTGTGCCAGCCGGTGACAACGTGCTGCTCTATGACTTGGGCTTAACTTCCATCGCGGTCAGTGGTTGCCAAGTAGATGGAGTTACCTTGGGAGATTTGTGGGTCACATATGAGGTCGAGTTATCGAAACCTATTATGGACTCCACAGCGGTCACGCAGCAGTTAGTCACTGCTAGTTGGATCAACGCCAATGTAGTGACCGCCACTTATTTAGGGACGGGTGTAGCGACGAGAGGTAATATACCAGTAGCGTATAATGGTCGCATTATTACGGTGCCTGTAGGATACTACGGCACGTATAATGTAAGTGTATATTTCTTCTCCAATGCCGTGGTATCCGGGTTTAACTGTGCAGGTAATCCTGCGGTTACGAATGCCAATATTGTTCCTCTCGTTGTCGACACGGGAGTGCAGTTTGGGCCCGCGATATTGGCTAATGAGTCTGGCAGTGCAAATTCTGCGTATACATACGCTTTTGCATTTGCCAAAGCTAGTCGAGATGTGGTGACGACGTTGACGTTACCCACTATAGAACTCACTGGCACACTCACGATGGTTGCTGTATCCATTTTAGGATCCACCGACCTTAGTTAAATCCCCTGGCATGGAGCCCTGAAGGAAAACTGAAATACCCGTTTGGATTAACGTAACAAACCCCTTTGCCACACTCGATACATTCTGGAGTACTCGGAGCAGACACCGGGGAAACGAGTGGGGATGTCGGCAATACATAGGTAGCGGTACTTAGCTTTAACTAAGCATTCGAAGACAGGCAGACCCGAAATTGTGTGGAGAGTGTAACCAACCCTACTGTGGGAGAGTTGCAGGGCAGGACTGGTGATGAGCCAGCTGCTCGCTGTGGAAGGTGGTGCGTGAGAGCCACTGGAGCCTCTGTTTTCCTACCAATGTGTGTATTGATCCCCATGCAGTGTACGCGCTCTGGTCGAGTTGTTCCATGTGGAGACATCCATGTGGGCGTGGCATCTGTAAGACCAGGTTTTGCCGGCCACAAATGAAAAAGCCGACAGCTGCAATAATTTGGCAACTTTTGTGAGCTTTGCACTGGTCATTGAAGGAAAACAACAGTAAACCCGGAAGGAAAACCGTAAACCCCTTTTACCCACCTAAATTACTGGTGGGGCCCTGTTTGCGATGCTTTCGAGACTTACTCTAGCTGTAGTACCCAAATGGGCAGCACCCAATGATACCGGGAACGGAGTATGGATCCGCCTTCTTAAGTATAACGGAAGGGGGACTGTCGCTTAGGTTAATGGGGATACAAAAGTATAAAAGGC